AAATAAAAAATCCAAAAAAAGAGAAAAAGGAGTGTTAACTGTTGCCTTTCCCCGCAAGAACGAATAGAATTGTCTTTGGAATACATTAAAAAAGATAGTGGAGGCTATACATTATGATCAATAAGCAAAGTTTAGTTGAACAAGTAGCAGAGAAAACAGGATTGACCAAAAAGGACGCAACAGCAGCCGTAGATGCTTTATTTGACGGAATTCAAACTTCATTAAAAGATGGAGAAAAGGTTCAAGTAATCGGCTTTGGAAACTTCGAAGTACGTGAACGCGCAGCTCGTAAAGGCCGTAACCCTCAAACAGGCGAAGAAATCACTATCGCAGCCAGCAAATCACCAGCTTTTAAAGCCGGAAAACAATTAAAAGATGCTGTAAAATAGTATCGACATTAAACCTGTTGGGGCTGTAAGGCTCTAGCAGGTTTTTGTTTTGATGCAAGGTTAAAAGGGGCAGAAAAGGGGCAAAAATAAAAAGAATGGCTATAAACCATTCTCTTCTAATTGACTGATTAAATCAGTTTTCATTTTATCAGTAATGTGAGTATAGATTTTATTTGTAACGTCGGCATCCTCATGGCCTACTCGATCCATAATAGCCTTCAAAGGAGTATTTTGTTCGGCTAGTAATGACACGTGGGTATGTCTTAGTATGTGAGAGGTTAAACGCTTGTTAATTCCACTTTTTTTACCTGCAGCAGCAAAAGAACGATTGAATGAACTATTTTGCATAGGCGTACCTGTTCGGGTCACAAAAACGAATCCATCATTATTAAAATCAGATTCGGATAACAGGTCTAGTTTATTTTCCTCAAAAGTACGTTTTACTAGCTCAACCGTCCGTTGGGTCAATTGAACATCTCTATTTGATTTCTGGGTCTTAGTTGGTCCTATCGCTTTTTGTTTGTAACCTTTGCTGTAGTCGATTGTACCTCTAATGTGAACGATATTATTATCCAAGTCAAAATTTCCTTCTCTTAATGCGACTGCTTCGCCAAAGCGAACTCCTGTTAAATACATAAATTCAGCTAATCGACCGACACGAAAGGTTGACCGACTTTTATAAAGTTGATCTAGGATCAATTTTACTTCATTTTTTTCAAGGTACTTATCCTCAATACGTTCTATATCTTCTAGGGTTTTCGCTTTAGGGATAATCTCTACGTTTTCAACAGGGTTTTTATAAGCGTAGCCGAGTTTAATCGCATATTTAAATACTAAGTTAAGATTCGACTTGATATGGGCGATATAAGTCTGAGAATAGTCGAGAGAGGCAAAGAAGTTTTGCAACAATCTTGTATCAATATTTGAAATCAGAATGTCTTCGTTTATATTCTTGAAAATAATTTTTCGAATGGCTACATACGTGTTCTTTGAGTTAGGTCTCAAAGATTTAAAATAATTATTTTCCCATTCAGTATAAACTTGCTGGAAGGGGACTTTCTCGATTTTCTTTTTAGCCAGTTCATTTTCTATTTTATCATTCAGGATACTTAGCGCTTTATTCCATGCTTGTTTTGATTGGCTATTTAGTACCACTGATTTTTTCCGAGTCTTTTCAGTATACGGGTCTTTGTAGCGTTCAATAAACTTGAAACGCCCATCTTTCAATGGTTCTACCCACATTGTCATTTCCTCCTATCATTTGGTATAATAGGCACAACAAAAGAAGCCTATGCCTATAGGCGCTTTATTTTTGCACGATCATACTCTTGCCGGGGCGGGATCGTGTTTTTTTAATCCTTCTTTATTTCATCTTCTAACGACTCTATTTTTTTCATCAATAAATCCATTTTTTTGTGTAAACTTTCGATTTCATCGTCTTTAGTATCCTTGCCTGCATTGAAATATTCAGTGATTGTGGAAGTGAGCATACCTATAAAACCAATCCCTAGAAACATTAATAGAATAGCAGCTATACGTCCTAATGGTGTATTTGGAGATATATCGCCATACCCAACAGTTGTAGTTGTAACTACGGCCCACCAAATTGAGTCGACAAAAGCGACACTTTCTGCTATAGAATACATAGTGGCTGAAATCAGTATCAGAACCACACTGACATACAAAGCATTTCTAAAATTATTAGTTTTAAGAAAACCATCTATCCTATTAGTCAATTTTCCGGTAATCCCAACTAGTCTACTAAGTTTAAATAGTCTTGTTACCCTTGCTATCCGAAAAACTCGTGCAAGCCTGAAGAATGAAAAAATAGAGTTGAAGGGAATAATTGCAATAAGATCAAACATGTTTTTCAAGAAAAACTGTTTTTTATTTTCAGCCTTAATTAGTCTCGAAAAATAATCATAAGCAAATACTATTAATATAGCGGAGTCTATTGTTTTAAATGGATTTTTCGAAATGCTGATGATGTTAGAAAAATCCAGTACTACTAAGACAATCGAAAAAACAGCTAACACAATGATAGTAAAATCATAGATATTCTTTTTTGTAAATCTCAAATAGATCACCCTATTCTGATATAATATCAATATTTCATCAATCTTAGTAATAGGGTTGAGTTGAAGTCCGTGTGCCAGCACGGGCTTTTTTATCCTAAATTTCTCATTGATTCACGTACATATCTTTCTAAACTCCAAGGAATTTTATAATACTCCATGAATTTAACAGCATTTAGTTGTTCTTTATCAAAATCGTATTCGTTAGACCAAATAAATAATAGTATCTCTATAGCAATTCGATTGGCTTCAAATTCTAACTTTCGCCGACTATATCCAGTAGCATTATAATATGCAGATAATTCTTCATGTTTTTTGATACAGTGAGCTAGTTCGTGAGATACTTCAAAGTCAGAATTTTCATTAAGGAGCTCATTGTTTAAAAAAATCGTTTTCTCCTCAGCAAAATAAAAACCACTTCTTTTCATATCTACAAAGCACAGTTCTAAACCCAAATTCTCTACGAGGTTCAATAAGTGATTATTAATTTCATGCATAAATTATTAATCACTTCACTTTATTTGTTTTCCGCAGCCCGCTTTGCAGCTAATACAGATTTTAAAAACTCTACTTCTTCATCCGAAACAGGTTCGCCATCGAATGCAAATACACCATGCTTTTCTGCTAAAGAAGTCTTTTCTTCGCGTCCTAACAAATAGTCGACGGAGACTCCAAAATAGTCAGCTAGACGGGGCAATTCATCAGCGTTAGGAGTGTTTGTTTTCCATTTGGCTAAATATCCATTTGAATAGCCGAATCTCATTTCTAACTGCCTTATAGAAATCTTCTTTTTCTTGGCAAGCTCTTTTATGATTTCATAAGTATTCATTGATTTTGCAACCTTTCTGAATGCTCACAAAAAAAGTTTAGAAAAATACGCAGAATAAACTTGAAAAATTCTGAATGATAGTCTATACTTATTTTTGTAAACAAGTTCGTTAATAAAAAAGACAACAAAAAATAAAACTGATTAAAGTAAGCTGACCGGCAAGAAAGCTATAAATCAATATTTTATGTCTTATTTAACTATGCCTCTAGTATAGAGTAATACTCAGCACAAGTCAATATAGTTTAAAAAATAGTTTTCGAACTTGTTTACATTTCAACATAGAAAGGAGTAGCGTAGATGGCTAATGCACAGGAGACAAGACAAAAAATATTGGATCATTTCAAAGCGAATGGTTGGAGCATACCAGATGTTGCTAGCGCTTTGAATATTACTGAGCAGTACCTACGAAAAATATTGAACAATCCAGAAGACCATTGGAAGCAGATCACGGATATCATATCACGATACAAAATCAGATAGGAGGTTGAAATCATGAAGAAGCCGACGTTAGCAGAGTTAATCGAATCCGCAGAAAAGAATATGAAACCAGACGACTGGTATCGTCAGGGCTTAATCCTAAAAATGTTTCACGGGATGTCGAAGACAACTCTCGTTGAGTACTGCAAAGAGATGGAAGCCATCGACGAATTCAAAGAAGGAATTCTCAGGCCAGGACATTCAACAACTTTCATTCATGTCCATACGTTCATTTGGTTTTTACGATGGAAAGATGAGAACAAATACAGAACTAAAAAAGTAACGCCTAAAGAAATTTTGAAGGAGGCGACAGCATGAATGATGATAAATCAAAAGAGACCGGAAATATATTCGAAGGTTTGAGCTTCAAATATCCGCCAGTCTCAAAAGAAGAATATGAACAAGCATATGAAGAATATGTTAAGCGTTGTTCAGATCAACAAATCAAAATTCATAAAGGAAATTCAAAATGCGGAAGCAATGTTGAGGTGAAAAACACAATCGAGGCAAAAAGAATCGTGACAGAACTGATTGATAAAGAAACAGTTTCAATCACGATTAATCAAAAAAATGGGATAAAGTGCAACCTGTGACAGCTAACGGCGATAAATTTTCTGACGTAAATAATTGCTATCACTAGCATCAAATAGGCCTTCGTAGTTCGAGGTCAAACCGCCGATAAACAGTCGATCTTGCCTAGTAATTACTTGGAAAATCAGAGGAGGTTAAAAATTGAATGAAGTAAAAAATTTGTTCGACTATTCAATAGTGGATGATCGGACTGCTAGCTTTCTCAAAGTTAAAGAGCAGGAAATGAGGACAATCGTTTTGAATGGTTCGATTCAACTTGGTGACAAACTGATCGAGGCGCAAGAAAAATTAGCAAAATACAATTCTGGCACATTCGAGAAGTGGTTTTCGTCAATCGGGTTAAAAAAACAAACAGTTTACAACTACATTAATCAAGCGAAATTCGTCCATCAAATGGACGAATCAGAACAAATCAATATATTCCAAGAACTTCCGATGACCTTGAGAACAGAAGTTTCTAAACCTTCAGCTCAACCTGAAGCAGTCGAGTTAGTTCTATCTGGCGATATAAAAACCACAAAGGAATATCGTGAATTAGAAAAGCAACTAAAAAAGAAAGATGAACAAATCGATAACCTTTCAGAAGTGATCAATGACATGAGTGTTCAACAACCAAGAGTCATTGAAAAGGAAGTGGTTGTTGAAAAAGTTCCGGATGATTACGAAAATTTGAAACAATCCTATTCACAATTAGAAGAACGAAGTTCGCAACTAGAATCAAACTATAGAGATTTGTTAGCCGAACGAAAAGAAGTGGATGAGAAATCGTCTAAGTATGAACAACTATCAAAGGCGATCAACCAAGCCGAAGACAAACTGAGTGAAACCCAGCGACTTATTTCCAACTACAAGAATCTATCAGATGTATTAGAAAAAACGAATGAGTTATTGTCAGAGGCGAGCGCTCTAATCTATCAGGATTTGTCAGAAGTAATCAGTCGGGATGGACTTGCAAAAAGAGAGCTAGACTTTCTAACCGAAAGGTTGGAGAAATTTTTATCAGACTTAAAATTAATCAGCAAAAACAACATATTGGAAGGAGAGGTTATCAATGAGTAATCAGCTATTAGAACTAGAGAAAACCCTAGAAAATCAATTAGTTTTGGTGAAAGAAATGCGCCTAATCAAGAGCGACGTTTCTAAGATGAAGGAGGAAATTACGAAGGATGTTCAAGAATTGCGAGATAGTATCACATTGAACCGTCACGAAGGAGCAGAAATTCAGTCAGCAGTTGGGAAGAAAGCATGGGATTTAGCAAAAGAATACTTCGATCATAAAGTGTCAGATGATTTGTTTTTGGATAAAGTTGGGCACTTCCGCGGAATCATCTACAAGCGATTAAAAGAAACTTTTAATGTACCGAGATACTATGATATTCGCCGCATTGATTTTACTAGGTCAAAACAAGTTATAGAAATCGTGTCATTAAGCAACTTAAAAGACTACCAATTGCGATTAACAGCACGGCAAAAAGAAATAGCTTACTTGAATGCTGATAATGTTGATGGATTAGAGATTGTTTAAGTGGAGGGGAGAAAATGAAACAAATCAACCTAGCTACAACAATCATGTGCATGTTAGCTATCCCAGTTTTTTCAAAATTTAGTATGCTGGCAGCTTATGGATACATCGGAATCTTTCTCCTAGCGATCGGATGGGAAAAGAAAAAGCCAGCCGAGGGGGCTGACTAGAGATGGAAAATAAATATGTGGAAGAACTTAGGCAAGAAATAAAAAGATTAAAACTAGAAAATAAACAGTTAATTTTGCTAAATCAAATACTTAATGATGCTACTAAAAAATATAGTGAGGCATTAAGAAACTTACTTAACTACTTATCTGAAGATTGATTGAATTCAAGTGATTCATCTACATCGAGATCTGCATCAATGATTTTGATAGAGGAATTTAGAAAACGTTTAAGATCTTGTAAATCGCGGTCTGTGTTTCTCCGCTCGTAATGAGTTTCATCGTTACCGAGATACGCAACTGACAAAGCTAAATTTTGTATTTTTGGATATTCATTCATATATTTTTGAATTACTTGCTTTAAAAACATTTTCTTAATTTTATCCTCATCGTTAGGATGTCTTTTGATAGCGTAATCCTTGTACAAAAATTC